CCCCAACGTCCTCCCTCGCCCACTTACTATCTAGAAACTCGTCAGCTGCTTTTTCGTATAGTCCTTCTGCCATCGCTGCCAATGCTTTACGGAAAGTTAATAGGCCGGGCAGACCCATGTTAAAGCACAGATCCACCAACGCATACTGGCGCACGGTGTCTAAGTCAGAAAACCAAGAAAAGCAGTTAAGCTCTTGATAGCAAAGCTCTATATCGTTGCGAAGCATGTATTCTGCCTCGTCATTTGATATACCTCGGTCTTCTATGTTTCTACCATACCCTATAGACAGCTTCCCTGCTGTGCACGTATATGGCTTGAGCCGAAGTCCTTCATGCTCTTTAATCATGTCAATTAGATACTGCACGACACCACCCTACTGCTTTACACGTTTGCTCAAAAATCCTTCTACCGCCCCACCACCGAAGTAGAAGAACACGATAGTTAGCATGATTTCACCGATGTAAAAATCCCCTAACACTTGTTTGACGGCTGGAATATCGCCCTTTCCTAGCAATGTCATTACTAGTACTAACACAAAACACGTTAAAAACGTAACCGTAAACATGACAGCAAGGTACCGCTGTGCGATCTTAAATGGCGCGTACGCCTCTAATAGATTGATTTTAGCTTGGTTCTTAGCAACGATTTCTTCTTCTTTGGACGTATGCAACGAGTCTATCAGGTCTATGCCTGACTTAATGACTTCGCCCGAACCGAATATCTTTGCAAGAATGCCCATCACTTATCGGACTCTTCTTCCTGCATTATCTTTAGTATTTGTCTGATATCTTGGCGCTGTTCTTCGACCATTCGTAGGATATGTTTTTGGTCTGAGTTAAGTACCGCTGTGTCTTTTTGTATATCGGAAATAGATGCTTGCATATCAGCTTGCTTGGACTGGAGCTGTTTTATCTGCTGCTCCGCTAATTCTTGTCCGTTAGCAAGTGTCGCGTAAGCTATACCACCCGCAAATATTAAAGCGCCACTAGTTGTTAGCACCTCAGCAGAAATTATCTTGTTCCAATCGACAGCCATGACGTCACCTACTTCTCACTCAACGGTTGGGTGGTTATGAATCTTAGTATAACTATAGCGCTTGCAATCCCACAACCAATAATAGCTTGAACAGCGGGGTTAGCGGGTATGAACCCTACAAAGCCCTGAAGCACAGATAAGCACGCTAAAGCGACACCAAACTGTACTGTACGAGACTTAAGAGCTTGTTTTACTTGGTTCATTACGCGTTCTCCAATGCTTCGAGGCGAGTAGTTAGTTCCTGCACAGCTGCAACCAATAGTGGCACTAACTTACCTTGGTCAATACCTTGATATATTGGATTACCTTCGGCGTCAACTGCGTCTTTTTCGCCGTCTACTGCTTCCGGTACAACAAGCTGTACTTCGTGCGCTAGGAACCCATCAAAAGTTTGTGCTGGGTTTGATATAAAGTTAAATCGGTGCGTAGGCAGTTGTTTTAGTCTGTTAACTGCATCCGTAAGTGGTACGACATTTTCTTTAAGGCGGTAGTCTGAACTCGTAGCATACGTTACACCACTGACGTTACAGGTTATTTTACCTTGTTGCCCATTACCATTAGAGAAACTAATCGCGTCGTAGTTAGTCCCAGTTAGAGACATTCTATGTTCTTGGCGAGCAGCATTGTTCACAATACGTAAATAGTTAGTAGTTGCATCGCCATAGTATGTGTAGAAATAGAACGTATCCCAACCACCTGTGTCGTTGTTAGCTGCACAAAACCCGCCAGTATTAGCGCTTCTACGATACATACCAACATCGGCATCAGCTGAAAACGCAATGGAAGGCGCGGTGTCTGATCCGTCCGCAAACTTAGCTACACCAGTAAATGTGGGGTTTGTTGTAGAGGCTTTTGCGTTTAACTGAGTCTGAATAGCACTTGTAACGCCATCTACGTAGTTAAGTTCAGTAGATGTAGCAGTTACGCCAAGATCTGCCAAACTACCTACTTTGCTGTTTAGTTGAGTCTGGATGTTACTAGTGACGCCATCTACATAATTAATTTCTGCAGTGGTCGCCGTTACCCCATCCATTTTGTTAAGTTCAGCGGCAGTAGCGGTAACACCAAGATCGGCTAAACTTCCTACTTTACTATTTAACTGGGTTTGAATTGCACTTGTCACACCATCTACATAGTTAAGTTCAGTAGATGTAGCAGTTACGCCAAGATCTCCCAGACTACCCACTTTGTTGTTTAACTGAGTCTGGATGTTACTAGTGACGCCATCTACATAATTAAGTTCAACAGCGGTAGCGGTTACACCTAGATCAGCTAAACTCCCTACCTTGCTATTTAACTGAGTCTGGATGTTACTTGTTACCCCATCTACA